GAAAATATAACGAGTAATCGAGAGCCAACTGCGAAGGTTGCGGCACACGTCGTCAAAGCAATACGTTACGGAGCGGATATAGGCTTGATAGATAAGTATTATCTCGCAAAGAACTGTATAACGGGCGTGAAAATCCAAGAGCAATACGTGAAGTCCAAGGAAAGATACGGCGGACGAGCGTTAGTGAAAGAGTTCTCGCTATTGGGCGACGGACAGTCCTTTCCTGTTGTTTCGGAAGAGAAAACCGCAGTTTCGGTAACGGAAACCCCTATTTCGGTAACGGAAACCCCAATTAAAGTAACCGAAATGCAACAAAGTAAAATAAAGAAAAATAAAATAAATAATATCTCTCAGGGCGCGTGTGCGCGCGAAGATGAATTTGAGCGAAAGTTCCAAGAGTTCTGTATTAAGTGGGAAATAGATTGTGGAAACTATTATTCACCTTTAATAGCCGAGCTTGATTTTGATAAGCTGGATAAGGCTTATACGGAAAGCCCGCAGTATTTACAAGATAAAAATGCCGCGCCGTGGGCGCATACTTTGGCAGGGCTCGTAAAGAAAAGGGAACAAATTTCGGCGGGCGAATACAAGAAAAAAAATTACGTCAAAAACCACGGACAAGGAGGAATTGACCGTTGGAAAGATTTGCATGACAAATATGCGGCAGTGGAGAATCAAGATGACAATTAAAAAATCCCATATTGTAGAGTACGTGGCGTTGATTAATTTGCAGTTTCCAAGCGCATACCAATTTGTTACGGAAAAGGACAGGGAACTGTTCGTAAATCTTTGGTACGATGGTTTGAAATCGTATCCTGAAGAAATTTGTGACATTGCAGTCAGGAATGCAATTTTAAAGTCTGAGTTCGCGCCGAAGATAGCGACCGTATTAAAAGAAGTAGAAAGTTTGATAAGTTCATGTGAATGTAGTGACGGTGTGCTGTGGGGAGAACTCGTATTTGCTCTCGGGCGGATACGGGGGGAATTACCATACGCGTGCGATAGATATGATACCGTAATACACGACGATACCGGGCTTACTTCCGCCGGCGAAGCAAGAAGGTTGATATCCGATACGTACAACGGCTTAGATGCAAAGATTAAAGAGTATTGCGGTAGCGTGCGCGGGTTTATGGAATTGGCGCAAATTGATGAAACTGAATTGCATTTTGAAAAGGGGCGATTTTTAAAACAATTGCCGATTCTTGCGGAAAGGGCGAAAGTAAAACGGAGTATTCCGCCGCAGCTTGCAAATTTAGTTGAAGGGTTAATAGAGAATAACGAGCGAAAAATGATAGGAGAAAATAAATGGAACGACAAATATTAATCATTAAAGGTAATGAAGCCCAAAGTGTTGTAGCGAGAATACTTTTTGAAAGCGGTTATACGGTGCGGCAGATTACTGTGACGCCAAAAAACTCAAAGACCAAAACCAAAGCATTAGAGTATTGGAAAGGAGAAGAAAAGTGAAAAACGAATTAATTGAACTGATAAAGAAAAATTATAAAGATTTAGACGCAGAGCAAGTAGACGAACTTGCGGCTAAAATTTACGGATTACTGCCAACAAGGAAACGTAAACTCTGTGATATTAAAGTCGGCGATACGTTCAAGTATGCAGGATATGAATTTACAAAACTTGCCGACGAAGAAAACAGTTGCTATTGCTTAATGAGCGATACGGTCTTTGAGAGCGAGTTCGGCGAAACCAACGATTGGGCTAAATCGCCTATAAGAGAAAAATTAAATGAATTTGACGAGAGCGGCAACAGTAAGTCAATTAAAGGCATAAAGAAGAGAGATTTGGAAGAAGTAAGTTTGAATTATTACGCTTATAAAATTCCGAATGGAAGAACAACAGACAGAATAACTTGCTTGTCTTATGAAGAGCATTGGGCATACGATTTTCCAACTTTGGATAAATACGCCTGGTTGCGTTCCGGCAATAGCAACTATGCCAGAAGTGCCTACCTACTCTATTCTAATGGCGGCAGCAATAACTACAATACTTCCTACCGCTATGCCGTGCGTCCCGCGCTTCATTTTAAAAAGGATTTAGAGATTGAAGTATGAAATCTGTTTTAATATCAATTCAACCTTATTGGGTATTCTTAATAATTGCCCATCTTATGGGCTGGAATATTCCGCAAGAGAAAACAGTTGAAGTCCGTAAAGATTACCGATTAAAGACGGTTATGGGAGATAGGAAATGAATATCAAAGAATTACAAAAAGCAGTACACGAAAACGCCGTTAAACACGGTTGGTGGGAAAATCCTCCTACGATTGGCGAATTGCTTATGCTTGTAACAACGGAAGTTGCGGAAGCCTTTGAAGAAATCCGCAAAGGTAAAGAAGCAAACGAAATCTATTATGCCGACAACGGCAAAATGGAAGGTGTACCGAGCGAACTTGCGGATATTGTCATAAGGGTTATGGACTTGTGTGAACACTACGGAATTGACCTTGAAAAAGCAATTTTAGAAAAGCACGAATTTAACAAAACAAGACCTTATAAGCACGGCGGTAAAAAATTGTAATAATGAAACGCTTTATCTGCGCTCAAAGTCGTTGCCCCGAAGATAAACACATACAATGAAAACAAATTACTTTTACATACATAGTAAACTTCCAAACTTAAATGAGTTTCGTGCAGAAATTGCAAGAAGCCCCTATAAGGGCAGTAAACTCAAAAAAGAGATAGAGAACGGAATAATACTCGACATTGTGCTTGCTAAACAGCAGGGAACTCTTAAACCGATTGAGAGATACCCTATTCAAATAAACTGTATTTGGGGCTTAACAAATAAGCGTATGGATTTAGATAATCGGCGGTCAAGCATAAAGTTTATTTTGGATGCTATGCAGAAAGCGGAGATTATTCCGAACGACAGTCAAAAATATATCTGCGGACTTTTTGACGAGTTTAAGCAAGCCGATAAGGACTATGTGAAAGTTGAGATTATAGAACCGCCATTAAAAATCGAAATGGTTTTAAAGGGTAGTTAAAAAGAAAGTTAATGCTCTACAAGTACGGAATAAAAATCAGGGAGATTTAGGAAATGAATAAAGAGAAAGAAATCGAAGAAATGGCGAAAGAATTACATTGTGCAACAAATGAAAGTTTTATAAGTTGTCGCAAGATAGCAAGAATATTAGTTGAAAGGCGTGGCTACCGTTTGTGTGACGGCGAAGATTGCCCCAACTTCAAACACTATCAAGCAGAGTGCGAGCGTTGCACGCAGACAATGGAAGTCAAGAAATCTTTGGAGATTGAAAGTGCAGCACAACAAGCCGTAAAAGAGTTTGCGGAGAAGTTAAAAGAGCGAATGGAATTAAATGGTTGCAGGTCGCAGTTACACAATCGAATAATTGACAACCTCATAACAGAACTTTACGGAGTAGACGAATAAGTCAACGGGCAAATATCTTTATTTACGGAGTAATAAAAAATGAAACTTAACGAATTATCGAAAGATGAGCTTGTGGATTTGACAACTCAATTATTAAAAAATATCGGCGCATATCCCATGGCGGAATATTTCATACACGATTGGCTTTTAGTCCGTTGGAATAAAAAACGCAAGGCTTTGGAACAAAAAGCAAAGAGTCTAAACGGAATTGAGAATTTTCGCAAATGGGAGAAAGTTCAAAAAGAAATGGATAATCCCAAAAACGACATTGATTATTGCGCCCATTTAGACGAGTTGGAAAATGCTACACATTGACAAAGACAACAATTCAGCCGTAGCGGTAGGTATGCTTTGCAACATAAAGCAAAGGCAAACGCAGTCGGGTAAATCGTTCACCACTTTTTCCGTTATAGTAGGAACGCACCAGGATGAGTTCGATAATTGGGTAAACGACTTTCAACCTTGCGTGGCGTATACGAATTTAGCAGATTACATAAACGAATTATCGCAAGATAAAAGCCGTAGGAAATATCTTGTCGCAGGAACGCTACGTGAGAATACTTATCAAGGCAAGACCAAATTACAAATCATTGCGGAGTACATAGCACCGCAACCGAAAATAGAAACCAATACAAAGCAGGGCAAACAGAAAGACCCGTTTGACGACTGCGATATTTAAAGGAGAGTATAATAATGGCAAAATTAACAGTAGCGTGGTTATCGGCAGGAGTGAGTTCCTTTATTGCGACTTACCTTGTGCGAGAAGAAATAGACGAATTTTATTACATAGATATTGACGACCAACACCCTGATAGTATGCGCTTTATTAAAGATTGCGAAAAAGCATTGGGAAAGCCTGTTAAAATTCTTAAAGATAATTCTTACAGGTCAGTTGAAAACTGTTGTCGCTCGTTTGGGACAATAGGAAATTTAAGAACTGGTTTTTATCCTTGTACTGCTTGGCTTAAAAAGCGAGTGCGTAAAGAACAGTTTGAATATTACCACCAAAATGATGAAGTAACCTATGTATGGGGTTTTGATTGCTCGGAGCGAAATAGAGCGGAAAGGTTATTTGAAAGCATGTCGAATTTCCACCATAGATTTCCGCTTATTGAACAAAGTTTAACAAAGCAAGACTGCCACGCTATGCTTGCACGGCTTTTTATTAGACGCCCAAAAATGTATGACTTAGGTTACAACAATAACAACTGTATCGGTTGTGTAAAGGGCGGTATGGGTTATTGGAATAAAATCCGTAAGGACTTTCCTGAAGCCTTTAAAAGCAGGGCGAAACTTGAAAGACAGTTAAACACAAGTATTCTTAAAGAATGTTTTTTAGATGAATTAGACCCTAATCGTGGGCTTGAAAGCCCTATCATTTTGGAAGATTGCGGAATATTCTGTGAACTTGCTTTAAAAAACGACTTATGGGCCAAAATCTTTTACTAACCAAAGTAACAAGTAAATTCGCTACGGCACTATTCGGCGTTGGAAAAGTCATAGCAGACCGTTACGGCGGTATCGTAAGCGAAGTAGAATTGCCTGAATACGGACTGAAAACGCTTAAATTCCGAGTAGTGGGTGCAAGTCGTAAGATAACACGCAAAGACGGCTACGAAATGCGTAAACAGCAACGGTGTTGGTGTACGGTCGATAAAGACGACGAACTTGCAAAGATAGTCCAAACGCTTGATTACGGCGACCGCCTGTGGCTTTACGGCTCGTTGTCTAAAAAGGCGTATATCGGAGAGAATGGCAAGACGCGCAACACGCTATTTTGTAGCCTTATGAACTTACGGATTATCTCAAAGGCAGACGGAAGCCAACAAAGAGCTGCGGAAAGCGTAGTAACGGAATATGTCGAACCTGACAGCGACGATTTTAATGGATTTGATGACTTGTAAAGGAGAAAAAATGATACGAATTTTACTTGGCGGGTCGCCTTGCACGCACTTTTCAATAGCGCAGAAGAACAACCGCGAAACGCAACCGAATAGCGGTATCGGTTGGGAGCTTTTCAAAAACTATCTCATAGCCAAAGAGAAGTTCAAACCCGACTACTTCCTTTACGAGAACAATGTTTCGGCAGCGCAACCTATCAAGGACGAGATAAAAAAGCAATTCGGCGTATGGGACGGCACGTTTTTAACGCCGTACAGCGACGTGCGGTATATCGAGATAAACTCCGCGCTTGTATCGGCGCAGAACCGTGAAAGATTTTACGTCCATAACTGTGGAGAAGTCAGGCAGCCGAATGACAGAGGAATACTGCTGAAAGATGTGTTGGAGAGTGGTTACGATTTAACCGGCAACGAAAAGTCTTATGCGTTGACAACAAGGTGCAACGGCGCAATACCGGAAGATACGCTTAAAAACCATAGATACAATATGGTCGCTGAACCTGTGGCAATCGGCGAATGTAAAACCGTACAAAATGCTTTACCGAAGTTAGTTGATAAATACGGCTACGTTCCCGAAATGTTTAACCCGTACAATGCGCAAGAGATTACTGACAAAAGCCCTACGCTATCGACGGGCAGTATGGTAACAAGCAGTTGCGCAACGCTTATAACTGAACCTGTAAGAGTTTGTGAACTCAATAAATCGCAAGGCAATCGAATTTACGATATAAACGCAAAATCGTGTGCAGTAACGGCACAGGGCGGTGGTATAGGCGGGCACGCGCAAGGTTTATACGCAGTGCCGCTTGAAAGATACAACTACGCCACCGAATTTGACAGCAACGGCAAGCCAACGAAAGCCTATTGTTACGCCGACGGTAAGATACATACGGTTTACAAAGTCAAGGACGGCAAAATCACAATTAAGGGCAAGGAATATCCTATAAAGTTACCCGACGGATTTTACATAATCCGCAAGTTGACGGTCGCCGAATGTCGCAGATTGCAAACCGTTCCCGATTGGTACAAAATGCCGTGCAGTGATACGCAGAACTATAAGATGCTCGGCAATGGCTGGACTATCGAAGTTATCAAACACATACTGTCGCATATTCCTAACATTAAGAAAGAGCCGATAGAAGTGCTGTCAATGTATGATGGAATGTCATGCGGACAGATTGCCTTGAAAGAACTCGGCGCGAATGTCGTCCGCTATTACGCAACGGAGATAGACAAATACGCAATTCAGACAACACAAGCAAACTTTCCCGATACAATACAGCTCGGCGACGCGTTTCAAGTACGGGAAGAAAATTGGAAAATATAAATTCACTCACGGAGGAGTTAGAAAATGAAACCATTAACGATTGAAGAATTGAAAAGCCTTAAAGTAGGCGATTGGGTATGGATAAAGTTTGAGATAGATAATCCCATAGACAGAAGATATGCAAAACAAGAGAGATATTTTCAAATAATCGAACCTAAAAATGATACGACTATACGATTTAACAACTATGCGCCTATGGAATATGCGGACTACGGCAAAACGTGGCTTGCCTACAAGAACAAAGAACAAGCTAACGGAGAACTTGAAATTGTACGCAATGAAACGGAAAAGGAATTGGCGGCTTATCTCTTAAAGCAGATTAAAAAGAATGCAACCGATGTACATTTTACAAATTACGATGAGTGCGGGAAAGCAGTTTCTTTGACTGTGGCAGAAAGTTTAATGACAGAAATTAAAAAAGAAGCCAAACGCCGTCTTGCGGAGTTGAAAGGGGATGAGATATGACTAAGGAACAACGTAGAACGATTGAACGGGAATTCTACTGCTACAAATGGAATAAACGCGAATGTGAGAATTACGCCGTTTGCGCGGTTGCGTACGATAGTAAAGCGTCGGACGGCGAACGCATTAAATCTTCTTCCGGCAATAAAAACGAGCAGCTCGTAATACGTGCAATTTACAACCAAGAGAAGATGCGCGGCTGGTGTACGGTCTTTGAGAAAACCCGCGATAAATTCTATTGTGATTTAAAAGACGAGTTAATGAATAAAAAATACGTTGAAAACAAGAGTAGAAGGCGTATTTGCAGAGAGATAGGTATATCCGAGCGGACTTATGATTACTGGCTTTCCGACATTCTTTGCATAGCATACTTCCGCGCGAAAGATTTAAAATTACTGTAACGCGCAAAATCTTTGCGTTATTTCTGTTAAAAGCCGTGTTATAATGATAGCGTGAGAATTTAAAGCACTACCGTTGACGGCGCATAAAAAGCGTGGTATAATGATAGTGCTTTTCTTTTAGGAGAAAAGCAATGGCAGCAAGCAGGATAGCATACGGCTTAGCGAAGAAATACGGAATAGACACAACGGGGATGACGCCCGGGGAAGTGTGGGATGCTTTAAAGGATAAGGGAGTAAATCCTGAGAATATTGGCAAAGGTGCTTACAATTCCCGAAACGATATACAGCCTTTAAAAAAAGCAGACCGAGATGCTAAAAAAACTTATACAGAATTGCCGAAGAAGGAATACGCTGAATTATGTAGCGCAATACGAACTAAATTTACAAATAAAATACCTATACGCGGCCATATGCTTTACGGCAATAATTATTACCGCTTTAAGTATGACAGAAAGCAGGAAAAAATAGTTTGTACAAAAAGAGTAAAAATTAAAGGAAACGAAGAATTAATATCGGAGTTAATGAAACAGAAATGAGCAAATTGACAGCAGTTCAAAGCGATTGCGCAAAATTAATAAGAAGAATTATAAAAGATGACGACGCTTATGTTGGTACTATGCTTATGCTTATAGTTGACCAACAGGAACCAGACAATAATTGCCGTCAAATGATTGAATTTTTAAATCAAAATCCCAATGCAGGTTATGATGAAGTAATGGAAAAAGCCGATTTGATTGTCGGTATAGAATAAATTAATCTCATATGCAGAGCACGGTGAACACCGTGTTTTTTAATACCAAAAAATAAGGAGTTGATTATGTGCTATCCTTAAAACAACAGAAATTTTGCGAGTATTACGTTCAGAGCGGGAATGCAACGGAAGCGGCAAAACGGGCGGGGTATTCAGAAAAAACGGCGTACTCTATCGGTACCGAAAACCTGAAAAAACCTGAAATTCAAAAATATATTGAAGAACTTACTGCCGACCGTAAATCACGGCGTATAGCAAGCGCAGACGAAGTTATAGAGTTCTTCACGGGTGTAATGAGAGATAAGGACGAAATGACAAAAAACCGTCTTAAAGCGGCTGAAAATCTTGCCAAGCGTTACGGTATGGACAAGCCGCAGGGACAGTCTAAAAACGAAGTGATGGGGCAGCCCGTCTTTGAATTCGTATTCAAGGATATGACGATGAAAGAAGATGAAACAAAGAGTTGACGTACCCGAAAAATTTAAAGAGCTGTTCTTGCCCAACCACAGCGAAGAGAAACGGAAGAGATTCACTCAAATCTACAAGACGGAACTGAAACGCAAGCTTATGCGCGGCGAGAGTATAACGGACGATATGCTCGGGGTCAAATCGTTCGTATTAAAGGGCGGGCGAATATCAGGCAAGACGATGAACGACGAGCTGGCTGCCATACAAGACTTTTTTGGCGACAGCGGCGATATTTGGTACTGTCGTTCAGAAGAAAACACGATAAGGCGTTCAATCTTCCAGTCGATGCAGTCCACTTTGCGCAGACACGGATTCACGTTGTCGAACAGAAACGATACGGATTTCAAGGTGTCGAATTCACCGTTCGAGATAAAGTGTAACCGTACCGGCAACGTGTGCCAATTCTTCGCTATCAATAAAGATATAGACCGCACAAAGGCAATGACGCCGCCAAGTGGGAGACTAAAGCGTGTAATGCTTGAAGAGGCAAACGAACCGAACGATAAGATTTACGTTGAGGCATTGCGCTCCACGGCTCTGCGTTATATGGATGAGATGAGCAAGTTTACGTACCGTTACAACCCGCCACCCACACTTAACCACTGGGCGAACAGATTCTATCCATCACTCATCAAGGGTGGCGCAATCGGTATTCATTCGACTTGGCAAGACATTGCCGAGTGTCTTGACCCCGTAGTTATTGCGGACATATTGAAGCTAAAAACCGAAGACCCGCTACATTACGAGTATTGGTACGGTGGGGAAATCGTCAGCCTTGCTGGGCGGGTTATATGGTCGTTTGATAGAAATAAGCACGTTTTGCCACTTTACGAGCTGCAGCGAAAGATACGGCAGAACTTATACTACCAACCGCATTTTATGTTCTACGGCGTGGACAGCGGTATTAATACGGATGCAACGGCGGTATCGGCTTGGGCACTGTATCCCGACGGTAAACTTATCAAGCTATCAACATTCCATTTAGATATTGCAGAACAGCGTAAGCTGTATGGCTTAAAGGGTATTTCCCATACGGACCAAGTGGAATGGATGATGGAAGAATATAAGAAGTTTCGGAAGCAGATGGCGGAGTACGGGATTACGATACCCGACACTTCGCACGAGCGTTGGTGTTTTGATGGCGCAGCGTTGACGCAAGACCTTATGCTCGAATTTGAAAAGGCAACTTATTTTTCAACGGTTGCAGTTACGGATAAAGATATAGAGCGTGACGTTGCTCGGCTTGTAAACAGTTATAGGTCGGGCTTTCTTTATATTCTCGGCGTGGAAGAAAATGATGTAAGTATAGAAGAGATGGAAAACTTTGTGCGGGATGAGAACAACGAAATTCCCGAAGGGCAAAGCGACCACACGATAGACGCCGACAAGTACGCAACTTACGAATACTATTACAACTTTATGTAAAGGAGAAAAGATATGGCATTTAAACCGCCTGAATACTTACAAAACTATCTTAATAAAGAATGGCGTAAGCCGCCCGAAAGTTTCGTGGATTGCTCACTGTATTATGCAGGTTTAGACCCGTTCTTCATCGATTATATGAACAGAGTTATACGCCCTTGCGTGGCATACTCCTGCGGTTCGGCGGACAACCTTCTGAACAGCGGTGCAAAGATGAACATAGGCTATTCTATAAAAAGCACCGCAGTCAAGCTGATAAAGGGCGACAAACTCATTTTTGACGGTGACGACGCTGCTTGTCAGGCGATAAGCGAAACGTGGGTGCCAAGGGTGAACTTTGAATCATTTCTCGAAAGTGCAATAGACTATATGCTTACGGGCGGCACGGTTGCGGTAAAACTGAATAAAGACCGTGCGGGGCGGTGTTTTCCTGTGGCCACGAGAATAGACCGCTATTACGCTACTTGCGACGACGTGGGCGAAGTTATAGATATTGTACTTTTTAACAGCTTGCTCTATTCAGAACGCTACGGCACAAAGTCCAGCCGGTCTTACTGGCTTGTGGAAGAGCGGTATTACAACGCGCAATGCAAGCCTTGTGTAATCTATAAAGTCCACGCCAAAAGCGGTGTAGCAGGCAAAGAAATTCTTCCTACAGTCGACGGGGACGGTATAGCAGAAGAGAGCTTAAACGAAAGTACGAGAGCGTTGCTCAGAAAAAAAAGGATAGAGTTGAACAAAGAAACGGAGTTACCATTCAAGGACGGGCTGGGTGTGTGGCTTTGGCGTAGGACCGCGAACAACAGTTGCGTGCCGGGGCTTGCGCTCGGCGACCCGCTTTTCTACGGTGTGCTTGATTTGTTGTGGTCCGTCGACGTTGTGTTCAGCGGGTCGCTCACGGACGTTCTTCTCGGTGCAGGAAAAGTGCTTGTTCCAAAGAAGTTTATTTCGACTATACGTGATGATTTGTTAAAGCACGGCGCAGGCGACGTTTCGTCAAGACTGTTAGCGTATACGGATAAGTTTTCGGATGCGGACGATTCAATGATTTATATTGCTACAGAGAGAGATATGGAGTTTCCACCGACGGTCGTCCAGTTCGATATACGTGCCGAGCAGTATAGGGGAATGCTTGAAACGTATCTCCGTCAAATCGTTTCGCACTGTGGCTTTGCGCCCACTTCAATCTTCCCGTTCTTACAGGACGCATCGTCAAAGACGGCAACGGAAGTTACGGCAGAAGAAAATCTGACGAGAGCAACCGTCCAATCTGCACACCAGACGATTGTGCCCATGATTAACCGTATGCTTACCGAAGTTCTGTATCAGTCGGGAATGAAGGGCAAGGCAAAGATAAGACTTTCAGATTATATCGGTAACGCCCTTCTTCGTGACCAGAACATAAGGGAAAACTACCAAGCAGGGCTTATTCCGAAAGAAGAGGCGGTACAGCGTATCAATAATATTTCAGCCAAGGAAACGGCGGAGTATATGGAGAAGCTGGATAAACCCGCAAACGAGTTCGGCGTCGGGCTTTTTAACGATAAGGACTATTATGACGGCGGGGGTGAAGAATGAATGAAGAAGTTTACGCACCTGACCCTTTGAATCCGCAGGCGGGTATTCTCGTGGACGCGCAGACGGATATAAAGACCGCTATCAAAAACGGCGTGTTGGGCGGCAAGGGGCAGGACGCGGTAAAAAAGGACGTGGCGCATATTATCGAGCGTGCAGTAGCAAGGATACGCTCGCCAACTTTGAAAGAAGACGCTCGGGTTTCTTTAATGCGTTTTGCGGATAAAGCATATCATGATTTTACGAATGCGCTCAGCGTCATTGCACCAGATATTTTGCCTGCAATAATCGTGCTTATGCGTGGTATAACGGCAAAGAAACGCCGCGGAGAATTTTATGTTCCGTCTACGCCCGCGGAATACAGAGCAGCCGTTCAGCTCGGTTATGCAGCATACAACAAAGGCGTACCGTTACAGGAATTTCAGAAGAAATATATTGACCGCGTGTCTGTGGCTTTGAACGAACTTGCGGACAGCCGCGCACTTGACCCAAACGACAATAGCGGGCGCAATACTCTGCGTAATCTTGCCGAAATGCAGGTGCGGTATGAACGGCATCAGGAAGAGATTGCGGGGTTTAAAGAGCGTGGGACGCGTCTTGTGGTCTGTTCGGTTCATGCAGACTGTTCAGACCGTTGTGCTGAGTGGCAGGGTCTCGTGTATTCGCTTGACGGTACTTACGGGGTTACGGACGACGGTAAAGAGTTTCAGCCGTTGGAAAACGCTACCGAAAGAAATTATACCAAACGGGGCGTGCCTAACGGATTACTCGGCTTTAACTGCCGTCATAAACTTTACGAATATAAGGCAGGGATGGTTATTCCTAAGGTGGATGCGCAAACGCAACGGCGGGAGTACGAAATAACGCAAACCCAACGAAAACTTGAGCGTGACGTGATAGCCGCCCGCGAGAAAGCGTTGGAATTTAAACACGCCGATATACGCGAATACCGTTTATGGAGAAAGACAGCTACGCGTCGGTTTATGTTATATAAATCCTATTCAAAAGAAATGGGGCGCGCGTACTATCCCGACAGGGTGAAAATTTTATAAGGAGAAAAGCGAAGTTTCAAACTTCGCTTTTTTATATTCAAAAGGAAATAAAATGAAATTTAATTTTTTTAAAAAATCAAATCAAAGGAGCAATGAAATGACCCAAGACGAAAAAGAAATTAAAAAGGCAAAAGAAGACGTTGCCGAAAAAGGCTCTGACAGTCAGACGGAAAAAGACCGTATTGACGAGAGCGTAGGCGAACAGGAAAAGCGCGACGGGGACGAAAATTCCCAGAATGCAAAGGACCGTGTGGACGAATCGGAAGGGACGGAAAAGTCGGACGAAAAGCGCGCGGAAGAGAAGAAGGAAGAGTATGACGATGATTTCAAGGAACGTATGCTTTCCTTTATGGAAAGAATGGAAAAGCGTTTCGACGAACTGGAAAAGCGTACGGTGGCGGCTGCGGACGGTGATGCGGAAGCGGCAAAGCGTATGGAAGAAACATACGGAATCGGCAACGGCGTATTTCAAGGCAGCGACAAGGGTGCACCCGAACGCAAGTTGTCAAAAGAAGAAATAGCGAGCAAAATCGCAAAAATTATGTAAATTCAGGAGGAATTAAAAAATGTCAGAATTAGTAATCTCAACGGGAATTCCCGATTCCCAAATGTACTTGCAGGCAGTTGCAAACGTAGACGCACCTTTCAACGTGGAAAACCATAGCGGCAATTATCCGCTCGTCGGCAACGTGCTTGTCAACAGAAGGCTTGCGAACAGATGGATAGCGGTCAACCTTGCTTCCCGTGCGTTCGTAGACGGTATGGGCGTGACGAGCGTCGGCGCAGAAGCGGAGAACGTAGGCTTTTTACGCTTCCCGCTCTTAATGCTCCCGCCCCGTCTTAAAAGGACGCTGGCTACTAAGCTGTGTCCTTCGGATGACGGCAACAACGGTACGCCCGGCAACAATCTTCCCTTTAACCGTAACCTGCCGCACGGTTTGCAGACTGACGGCTATGATATGAAGTTCGTGCAGGAGTACGACGAAGCGGCGCAGGTGTCAAGGGTGAATATGCGTATGATTGGCGCAGACCTTGACTTGCTTGGTCAGCATACGTCATACATACCCAAAACCGTAGGGCTGTTGCAAGACGGTGACGTGCTTGCGGCACAGATTGGCTCTGCGCTCTCTCACGCTTCAAAGAACGGCAATACAAACGTAATAGCTTACGACCCTTCAAACACTGACGACGGCTACATGCAGGGCATTATGAACAAGCTTGCTTCCGCACTCTCGAACGTAAGGGGTTCGTATAAAGAAGGCATTATCTCGTACGACCGCAATAAGAGCGTATACGTTATGCGTTGGAGCTTCTTCAACAAACTCATGACGATTAAAAACGGCGCGCTCGTAAACAGCGATATTGCACAGAAAATTCTGTTAAACGGCTATCTTGACGACAGCGGCGAGAGATTGCTTGGGTCGTACATTTACGGCAAGTACATGGGTATTTACATCAAGGTGTTGCCCGACGAAATGTTCGATACCGCAGCGGCAACCTTGAACCTTACCACCGAGCAGTACGCACAGTGGAACAAGGTAGTTGCTTACATAGCAAATGCCGACGGCACGCTCTTCGGTATGAGTGCAACAGTAACAGACGTGGACAAGTCCCCTACAACTTCAATCGGATATATTATCCGTAACGACTGGGGTTGGGGCGTAGAAGTTATCCGTCCTTCTTCAATTGCACTTGTTGTTGAAACGGCAGATAACCTTGCAGACTTCAATAACCCCGTAACCGCGTTCAACGGCATCAATTCGCCTGCGAATATGGAAGGAATAATCGAAGGCTATCAGAAAGCGGCTAACGCACCTTTGACCAACGTCAACGAAAAGACAGTTCAGAGAATAGGCGTTACGGCTCCTACGCTCGTTACCGAAGTTACGCTTACCGTAAACGGCGGCGAAACAGCAGTAAACAACGCAGAAGTCGTCGTGCGCGGTGAAGGCGGTGTGTACGCAACAGTGGCTAACCACGAAAACGGAACCTATACGTTTACCCTTCCCAGAGCAAGTGAGGCAACCGTGCTTGTATCGGCTGATGGCTATCAGACTAACAGCTCTGCCATAACCCTTACGCAGACTGCAACGGCAACGCTTGCGGCTACCGTAACCCTTACCGCAACAGCTGCACGTTCAAAAGCTAAGTCGGCTAAGGCAACGGAGCAGACAGGCGAAACGAAGTAATTCAAAACAGCTTTCATAGGGGCTTGTGCTTATCAAGCCCCTTACCATAAAAATCAACAGGAGAAAGAAAAGTGTTTAACGAAGAAGAGCATCCCCGTGATAATAACGGCAAATTTACGGATAAAAACGGTGGCAAGAAAAAAGGCGGATACGATTCAAGGAATGACTTAGGAACAATTAAAAATGCAACAAAAAAGACCCCGACAGTGAAGATTGTCAAGGTCGACATGAATGCGGATATTCAAAAACAGTTCGATAGTGCAACGCCGCAAGAGAGAGTTAAAATTGCTTTCAAATACATAATGGATAACTTGCGTGGGAAATATCCTGCTGAAGACGGTCGAGTTGTTGCTATTGAAAAAGTAGGTGCGGATAAAATGAGCCATACGCTAAATGAAACAAAAATCCGAGTTTTGCCCGAGCTTGCAAAATTAATTGAAGCTGGAGAATTGGAAGGTATAGTGGATGCGCAAAAAGATGATGGAAAATCGCATAGGCTGTTTAAGAAATTTGCGTATTATAAAGTTCCTTTTCAAATAGGGAAAGACAAATATATAGGGCGGCTTAATGTCGGTATAAGAGAAAACGGAAGTAGTACGCTTTACGACTTAAATCCATTCAATAAGCAATAAAAAAGTGATGCCCCCCGTGCCTGGGTGCCCAACTCCGGCAGGCACGCCTCGGTCGGGTTAAAAGCATCACTTCTATTATAAGTATACACCAAAACACAAAAAAAGTCAACACATAAGGAGCAAATTTATGCAAAACGCTATCCGTCCATATTCGGACGATTATTTATTTTATAACGAAATAAGCGGGCATTACGAGCTTACGGAAAAAGCGTTAATAGAAAGGGTAGGCGTCAATTTAAGGGCGAGAATGTCTGAAACCGCGTTAATCAGTCCAGACGTGGCGATAAACAATCTTACCCGCACCGTAAGCGACATGATTTATCAGTTCATACACGAGCACAACGTGGATAACTGCAAGCAGGACTGCCTTATAGCAACCGTGCCGGAGCTTAGGCAAATTATACAAAAGGCTATGGAATATCAGGCGGTTTACGTGCTTAACGTTGGTAATTTGTATTTGTCCACCAAACCTGAAGAGCGCGCAGTGGCGATAGATTATCTTGCGCAGAGCGTGTTGGGCAACGTGGTGCCGAGTTTGGGTATTTCAATCATATATGGGGGTGTAATTTAATGATACGTGACGTTTTGGATATATTAAACCCAAAAACGCGGTTTACTGCCACGGCAAGGTATTATGCCGAACCTTTTAACGGGCCTGAAGTCAGTGCGGCTGAATTTAACTACGAGTACGTTAATCCATTTTCTAATACTTACAGGCGTTTATTCGCTAATATACAGGGGGCTGCGGGCGAAGTAGCCATACGTACCGACGACCAGATAAACTACAAAATAAACGGCATAGTTATCACGCAGGACGGGCAAGCCTTTAAAGTGCTGCAGATAGAAAAAGACTATCAATCTGCCAATAAACAAGTTATGCGTATTCTCGGTACGCCCGTTTCAACGGAGTACGTTTTAAGGCTTGTTTCAATCGATAACCCGTGGGGTGTGCAATGACGCGGCAGGATATAGTAAATATCGCTATATCTATCGTGGAAGAAATGCGTGACGAGTATGTGCCGCGTGATACGGGCAATATGGCTTTTAACGCTTTACAATATAAAATGCAAAACGGAATACTTGCCATAACTATTAATCCTGATATTGCCCCATACGTTCCGTACACAAACGAACCGTGGCTCTCTCCGAAATGGAATGGCAAGAAGAACCCGAACGAAGGCTGGTGGGACAGGTTCGTGGCGGAATTCACAAAACGATTAGCAAATAAATTAAAAGGAGTTATAAAATGATTACTTTAAAACGGCTTGCCGAAGAATTTGAAAAAGGACTTAACGAGCAATTGCCAAACGACGAGATACAGTTTAAAATCTGGGCGCATGCGGGCGAGTATAAGCCGCCTTTACGCGAAGGTAATAAAGTAGCGTACAATATCGTCGGCAATCTTACTTCGAGTACGTCCGCAAACGACGCAAACGACCTTGCAATGGGGGTGAACGGACTTTCCCTTGAGTTCTCCGTGCCGTTGCAACAGCCGCGTACGAACGCGTCACAGACGGCGGAAGAGCTTGCCAAAATAAATGACGAGCAGTACCCGTTCGTAACTTATATTGTAAACGCAATAAACGGTTGTTTCCAACGGGCAAAAACGCTCGTTATGACTGACGCCGACGGCGTGGAATTTACCGTAGCGTATCAAGCCGGTACTGCGGTTTCAGGAACGGTGGACTTATCTTCGTTAATAGGCAACGCTGTGTCAGTAAGCGTGTATATCGAAGTATATTTCGTGGAAGGCGGAATAAACTCAAAAAATCTAATAGTTTATTTCGACAATTCCCCTGTACCTTATATCGCAGTAAGGCACGGGAGAACGCCGGTCGTCGACGGCGATATTTATTCGGGTAAGCTTGTTTCCAAAAACCTAATAACTTCATCGGCGTTTGCTTTGGATTTAGATTATCCCGCAAACGGAGATATTCTGACTAAGGCAAGCGTGGACTATCTTCTTAGCGGTGAGCCGAACGTGGCGCACTTCGTTGAAGTGGTATTCGGCGCTGCGGGTAAAAAGCTGTTTTTAATGACTTTGAACACGCTACAGACTTCGGCGCAGGGAATATCTATTGCAGGCGTTTCCGCATCGCTTATGGAAGTTGTCGAGAATATCGACGCTATAAATATACCCGACGGGTATCAGGTTGGAAGATTTGAGCTGGCAAACTCGCAAATAAACGGTTTGTCTTTTACTCTGTCGGAAGAATGTAACGCATTTATTGCGGGTAACGCAGCAAAACTTTCCGGTACGGTAAACGTAGAATTAACGCCGTCCACAATCGAAAGCGATGAAGATAAATATTACGTCTATCTGATTACTGATAAGACAGTGGAAGTCAGCAACGCAAGCGCGCCGTTTACGGTATTATAAAAGGTGATTTATGGCAGAATACGTAATTAAAATAGAACTTCCGCCCGAAGATAAAAAGTCGGCGGTTGCAAGCACCGGTGCTGGAAGTACTGGAACTGATAATGCCGAATCGGACGGCGAACAGTCGTTTGATAAAATTACGAATAAACTTAAAAAAATGGTTTCGTTTGCCGCCGTTAAGTCCACTGCGGATAAAATCGCAAATAACAGGATAAATAAAATAGCTTTAAGTACGGGTGCAAGCGAGTACGAGCAAAGACTGAGCTTTGCGTATAATACTGCATCTCAAGCGATAGGCGCGGGCGCTGCTTTGGTTGGCGGCGCGGTTATGGGCGGACCTGCGGGGCTTGCCGTGGCGGCAATTACGGTTGCTACGAGTGCAATTAACAAACTTATGGAAATAAAACAGAAAGAAGAAACGTTGCGGTTGCACGAGAGTCTTGAAAACGTTTCAATCGGAATGGCTAGTGTTCGTGCGGGAACGGCGGGCAGGCGCAGTAAAGACCAATAAGGAGAATAAAAATGGCGTATAAAAATGAAGTTTACGTCTATATAGACGGTATAAACAGAAGTTCGAAAGTAGTTTTACCTTTAAAGTGGGGAAATTTTTTGGACGAACAGTTGGACGAATGCCGTCTGGCGTTAAGGGCTGTAAAGGGCGTAGAAATATTTGCGCCGCTCACGCCCGTGGATATAGTTTTGAATAACGAAATGTATTTCGGCGTAAATAGCAGGCGCGTGGTGGATAAAAAGACTGTTGTAAAGCATTATCTTGTAGCAGACGACAGCGTAACGGAAACACAGGTGGGGTCGGGATTATATAATCACGATTTGTACTTGATTGAAGTAACGAAAGCAGCGGAGTGCGTGGTGGTGGATACTTTAACCTTTACGAATGATTTGGGCAGAAACTACACTGAAAACGCGGGCTACGCCGACCCGATTTGGGCGTGACCCTTTCAAAAAATTAGTGTTTAATATTAAAAACAAATGTTTATATAATTATTGTAAATGTAAGATAACTTTCAACAATTTATAATTTCATTAAAATTTCATTGACAAAATTTATATTTTAGATTATCATAAATTCACAAATATGTGAACTTTTGAATAAATTAAGAATATAAAGGTCATAATGGAAATAGGTTATAGAAACAAGGAAGTGGAAAAAATTTGTGAACAGCCGCAGTTTGCAAGAAAAAAATATCCCGATAAAATTGTTTCTGCTATCGAGAAACTTATGTATAAATTAGCGGCAATTGATACATTTGATAATTTTAGAAATAACCCAGTAAATAAAAAGTATAACACCCACAATCTACAAGGTAATCAACAAAATTTAATAGCGTTGCGTCTTGATTTTAAATACAGAATGACAATAAATTTAAAAATTGAAGAAAATAAAATAATTATATGGGAGATATCAAATCATTATGGGGACTAATTTTAAACCTAATTATGCAGTGCATCCTGGTGTGTTTTTGAGAGAAGAGATGGCGGCATTAAAAATCTCTCAAAAAGAATTAGCAAACAGAATAAGCGTTAATAAGACTATTATTAATGAAGTAATCAATGGCAAAAGACGAATAAGTGGTGAACTTGCGGTTAAATTAGAAAAAGCTATCTTTAGTACTGCAAATTATTGGCTTAATTTGCAAGCATTGTATGATGAAGCTGAAGCGCGTATAAAATTGGGTGAAAGTACTAAACAGAATATTTATCAAATTTTTAGTTTTAATATGCCTAAATTTGTAGTGGTTCAAAGTTGCAACGATAATATTGAAAAAATAAGGGGTATTGCGTCATGAGTAATTTAGAAAATAGCGCAAATAATGTAAATAGTGTAAATAGTGTACTAACGTTGAAAAATCTTTATTTCGAGAAGATTAATTTTGAACGTGACATTGATTTGCCTTCCGAAATTAAAACGCGTTTTGAAACCGAATACAAAGAAAACGGCAATGAAATAGAAGTTAAATTAATTTGTTCAGTTAAAACAGATACTAAGGTTTCATTGAATGTTTCGCTTGTGGGAATATTTGAAAATGGTGAACAAAACGAAGAATTAAGAGAAGAGATAAATAAAATAAATACGGTTTCAATTATGTTCCCGTACCTTCGTTCAGAGTTGTCTTTAATAACTGCACAACCAAATTTCCCGACCATTGATTTGCCTGTATTTAATATAAACGAGTTGTTAAAAGCGAACGGCGAAATTGTAGGAAGAATTAATAAATAAAACAAAAAAGGACATTCCGAAGTGGAGTGTCCTTTTATTATACAAAATTAAGGAGAAATTTATAAAATTAACTTAAAAAGAAAAAGCGCAGATTGCGGTCTGTGCTTTTTTAATGCAAATTTAAAGGAGTTATGTATGGATAGCAGTTAATTTTCTTTCTTCCAAATCTTAAAGTTAAGTAAGCAAAATACTACTGCGCTTGCAATTGCGCCGAGTATAGAGAAGATTATGGAAAACGTAAGGCAAAGAGCCTGACTGTAATAAGCCTTAATTTCATTAATATGTTCTATATTTTGAGAAGTCTGCAATATGTCTGCATAAATTTCATTATAAGCATACCAATAGTTGGATGTCATTTTGCTTATAACCCCAAAAGCTATAATGCAAAAAATAAAAACGGTAAGTAATAGAATATTAATAATTAATTTATATTTTTTCATAATCACAATATATCACAATAAAAAAAATAAAGCAATAAAAAAGGAATAAAAAAATGGCAAGAAATTACGATTATCCTCCTGTAACCCCTAAAACTTATAAGATATCTTTACTGGCAAATACTGAATTTGAATTTGTATCGGCACACACTATTTTCCCTTATGAAATAAGGGGCGCAGTTAGTGGAGCAATCAACCGTTTTACTCAAATTGTTTATTTAAACGGTGAAGAAGTGTTCAGAAATGTTTACTCAATGAATTTAAGTATAACCACAGTGGGAGATTATACCAAAGGAGAAAATATCGGCTATAATAGGAAGTTATCAAACGGAGAAACTTATCGCGTAGTTTATTCTTATTATTCCCTTGATGATGCACTAACAAATCCCACGTCATTCACCAATACAGTTAGTTACACTTTCTCCGTCGTAGAGAACAAACTGCCCCTTAAAAAGTGGACGATAACGGACGTAATCAACAGATTGCTTGACATCGCCGAGCCTATCCGAAAGGGCGAAAAGCCGCGGTTCAGGCTGCAGGGAATGAAAGCGGACGGCACGTTTGAGAAAGGCAGTCAGGCGGAGTTGTTCGATAAAACTCTTGCGCCCGAGTTTTCATTCACAAAACAGACGCTGCGGGAATGCTTGCAGGAAGTCGGAAAAGTAATCCACGGTGAACCGAGATTAGAGCCGAAGAAAGACGAGAACGGCTACTATTACGAAGTGAGCTACGATATGTATGCAAGTCAGGAAAAGAGCGGGATTTACCACCGTAAATATGCGGAAAAGACGGTAAAACAGCTTGTAGACAGTTATACGGGTTGGGTGGACAGCAACGCGGAAAACCTTATAAACCAGTTGGACAAATACGGCGGGGGAATAATCGAGCCGTACCGCGGCGGAGCAAAGACCGTAAGAACGGAAAACCTGTACGTGCGGATAACGGCAGATAATATGATAATACCTACGCAGTACCCGATATATACGGTGGATAAATTGGAATACGTGTATAACGACAACGGTGAGATAAAGGCAGTGGATATAACTCCTTGGCTGTTTGAACGGACTGTATACGACACGCAGTTATCTACGTATGCAGAGCAGTACCCGTACAGTAAAGCATACGGGCTTTATTATGCGCAGGGCGAGAAGAATATAGGCGGACTTAATTTCAAGGTGGACGCGGCTGCGCTTGAGGTGTATAAGGATTGCGCTATAGTGAATATTCTGCGGCAGGCTATGGGGAATAGCAAGCTTGAGATAAATGATTATCCCGCCATGTGTTTCAGGGTTACGTACACGCCGTTTTATAACGTGCGCGTAGGGCAGACGAAGGTAAATTATAAAGACTTTCCACGCCCTGCGGCGTTAATATATAATCAGGCGGCAAACGTAATCGAGAGCAGGTATTATGGTGAAAATTTGAAGGGCGCGATAGCGCGGACGGGGAACATAGACGTATCGTTGACGTTCAGGCTTTACCGTATATCACAAATACCGAAAGCGGGGCAAATGTTTAACGAAGACTATTACATTTCCGCCGTCGCAGTAGAGTATATGTCCAATTGCATAATCTGCACGTTGGGCTTGTCAAAAGACTTCAACAGACTATCGGCGTATATCGGGATAGACGCGTCCAAGCGTTATTCGGAAGTGTCGCAGACGCAGGCGGTGGAGCGTAATACGCTGTGGCGGGAGTTCGTGGTTGTGGGTGACAAGGAAACGCCCGACGCGGATTGTCTTATAGGCGACGAGATGATGGCGGCGATAGCGGGTGTATTTGAGCAGAACGCTGCGGAGTTTCTATTTCAAAACGGTTACAGTATAGAGATTAACGACTACATGGAAAATTTGGAGTTGGGCAAGCAGTATCGCGTCGTAATGGGGGATAAAGAGTACGTCGGCGAAGTGATAACAGTAAACGGCAACTACTTGATACAGTTAAACGAGTCGGTGACGGGTTATGGTCTCGTATACGGTTACGGTAAGGCGTATTACCCTATCAGTAATGTTTGTGCCTGGGGAACTACGTATAACGGTAACGATTTGGCAGGGATAGTCAATCTTCCCGTTATATCTTCGGCGTTCGGAAATTCCATATCATTTGCGTGGCAGTATGCGGATAACTATTCTGCTGGCGCAATTTCGCAATACAAAGATAAAGCGTTTAATGGCGGCGTCGGCGGTTATTTCCAAAACGATTTAGCATACGTGGATTATTACGGCAGACTGTATTATTACAACTTTGATTTACAATATGCGGGTGAGCAACCGACTTGGCTTAATTTATGGCTTTTGGGCCAGAATTTGCCTAAAGGTACAAAGCCCGAACAATCAAGCGGCTACGTTTCTACGGTTGGACAAACTCCGTATATATTGCGCAAAGATAACAGGGAAGCGTTACAGTGCAATTTTCAGATAGATTTCGTAACGAATACGGATATAATCATAGGCTCTGCGCTTGCGTCGTATTGCCCTGCGGTACGCGGTCAAGACGGTTCGCTTACGGCACGGTTATATGTTTTTCCTACCGAATTAAATAAATTTACCGACCATGTGGAGACGTGGGAGAACGTGGATTTAAGCAAAATGCCGAGTTTCGGAGTTGAAGTAACGCGTAACGGCGGGTATTTTACTGTAAAAGCATTGCGGTTTCCCGATAGCGGCAAGAGTTGGGCAATAGTAACGGGTCAACAGTCGAAAACTGAAACTGTAGAAGACGAGCAAGGTAAGGAAACTCCGCAGATTACGTTTTACGGCGGCGATTTGCTTATAGGCAGAAATCAGGAAGTAACGGCGGGACAAGCGTTCACGCCGATTTATTTTACAAAAAAACGCGAAATTTTTGATAGAACCGTCTGGAAAGACAGATGGTAAAGGAGATATAATATGATATTTTTTATAGCTAACGACGGCACGGTGATAAAGTCCGTGCCGTCGCCCGTTTATCAAGGCTCGGCAAACTCCAACGACGTAATAATCGTTGCTCCGTTTGCGGCAAATTTAAACGTTTCCGTGGCGTTTAAACTGCCTAACGGTGTATATACGGGAAGATTTCCTATGACGAAGTTAAACGAGCTTGACGGCGTAATAAACGGGCGTACGGGCAAACCGTATTCATGTTGGCAATTTTCTATGCCGAACGATATCACGCGCTATTACGGCACGGTCACTGCACAGTTCTTTTTTTATTCTGCGCATAACGGTGCAATAACGGCATCGAGTTCGGTAAGTTTTGTCGTCGGGCAGGGCGTGCCGCCGATATTGCCCGACACCCCGAGTGAAGACGTATACGATTTAATTCTTGCAAATATATCGGCTTTACAAAGTCAACTCAATAACGGAACTTTTGCGGCACGGGCGATATACGCGTGGAACTCCGTATATAAATACGGCGCGGGTGAGCTTGCGTTCTATCCGGATAGGGGTGAGTACGGCGCGTTTATAAAATCGCTCGTTGCGGATAATGTTAATCTTCCTTACGTGGACGGGGAATTAAACTCGGAATATTGGAAAGAGATAGCTGATTTTAATATCTTAAACGAATTATACGGGCTTAAAGGCGACGTGCTTGAAGCGGTAGAAAAAACTGCGGCAGACGCGGCAAGCGCAAAACAATCCGCAAATACGGCGGCGGATTTGGCGGATGCGGCGGCAACGAGTGCGCAGACTGCGCTTGCCGCGGCGGAAAGCGTGCAAGATACGAAGGTTAAAATAGACGGAATATTGGACGGTACTACGCCCGTACCAAAGGCGATAAGCGACGGCACCGGTGCGAATATAGCGGAGCATTTCGGGGATATAGAAAAGCTTATCCCGTCCACGACTACTGCGGAAAACCAACTTGCAGATAAAGCGTTCGTGAATTCTTCTATCAACAATATGGCTGCGTTTTATATAACGAGTACGGCGAGCGGAGACGCGTTTTCAACGAGAGACGATTTGTTGAACGCAACAGAATATTATTACGGCGGGCAGCCGCGCACGCCTACGCAAAACGACTATGCAATAGTGCTTGCAGACGAAAGCCAACCTAAGGGCGCGGACGGGAATTACCCTACTACACGATATACTTATCAGGGCGGGGAATGGGCTTTTCAGTACGTGGTAAACAATACTTCGCTTACCCAAGCGCAAGTAGACGCAATTAACAGCGGGATTACGAAAGAGCTTGTAGCGCAAATCGGTACTGAAGAAAACAGTGCTAAAAATCTATACAATCTCGGCGCGTACGATACTTTCGTTTCCAACGGCGACGGTACGGTAACTATAACGAGAAAGACGGGGTATTTTTACGTTTCACCTGAAATGACCTATGTAACTATATCCAATAATTCAGGGCTGAAATATATCTTTTTTGAGCTACCGAATTGTGTTCCTAATTTAAAAGACGGAAAAAGATTTTTTATAAATAAGGGAATTATGAGAGATTGTTGGACGACTACCGCGCCTCCACCTGAAAATGAAATTTTTTATTTTCCCGAGAACAATAAAATTCAAATGATGGGCTCAAGTGATGATTTTTCTACTATTTGGAAATTACTTCCAATTATCATAGAGTACGAACTTGCAGACGAATATTCTTATATTGAGCAAGTCATAGAAAATCAACCGATTCATACGCTTAACCAAGACGGAGAAGTGTGGTTAAGAGACGAATGGGAAAAAGGGTTGAATTTATATAGTGGCGGGAATATTACGGGAACTCCTGCGGTTCATTCAATTGGAAGATTTCCCGCAGGAACTTATTCAATTTCATTAACGGCTGATAGCGAAATTGGTTTTTTTATAATAAACTCAGATGGCTCACATAAAGATTTCCCGGATATTGGTTCAGCGGGACAAACTTTTACAATTGATAAAACTGAAGAGCTTGGACTTTGGAATAGTTCGGATATAAGTAATATAATGCTTAACAAAGGAGCGGTTGTATATCCTGATATACCTTATAACGGCGCAATATTAAGAGAAAAAGAAGTCGGGAGTACAATATCTCCGAAACTTTATAGTCATTATTTTTCCAATAAAGGTTGGAACTTTACGCTGATTTCTCCTAAATCTGGATTATTGTCGAATCAGGAAGTGATGGATTTATTGCCCGATAATAGTGGTTCTTTGGTTGCAGCTACAGGTATTATGGCAACAGGCTGGTTTCAAATATCTGGCGAAAGTTTTTTAATAGAACGAATTTATAAGTTAAATAATAGGTTATATGCTTTTGGTTGGAGATTATATAGTAGCTTTGCTGGCAACGCAGTAGAAATTACGGAAGATTTAAGTAATCCTAATTATCAAACAGTTATTGAAATAAAATAAATAATAAAGTAAAAGCAACTTCTCCCAATTATTTTTGGAGAGAGTTTAATTTATAAAGGAGCAAGAAAATGAAAACTATAAAATTGAAATCTAACGGAGTGGGGCGGTACGATGACGTATCGCCCTTTATGGTTGCGGATAACGAATTAGAGCTGAAAATCGAACTGCCGAATTTTAACGGTGAGTTTTTTCTCGTCGCGGAAAATAACGGAGTAACGGTAAAGCAGTCCGTGCCGCAAGACGGGGTTTTGACGCTCGGCGGCTTGACTGCGGGCGAACTCAACGCGGAAGTTAAACACTATCTGAAAGGCACGCTTATAAGAGTATATAAGATTGAACCGCTGTTGCTTAAAGAAGTGGATGGAACTCTTTCGGCAATGCCTGAAATTGCCGATTTGCGCCGTGAAATTGCGGGGATAGTGAAAGGCTTTAACGAATATAAAGAAAGCGTTTTAAGCGCGTTTAACGCCGTTAAGGACGATATCGCGCTATACCGCGCGCGGCTTGAAGAGCAGATTTGCGATGTGGAACGGAATACTGCCGCGCTGATAAGGTTCGCTTGCGACGACTATACGAGTAACGTATATCTCGGCGGTGGAACGGTTGAAGAGTTTAAAGAAAAATACGGGCTAAATCCAACGGATTTTAAAATTAAAGGAGATGAAGAAAATGACTAAATTAAAAAAATTATTCGTATGCGTGCTTGCGTTCGTCGTACTTGCGTTCGCGTGTTTAACGCCCGCAATTGCGGTGTTTGCGGATTACGACGCTCCCGTTGCCGTCGTTGACGAAACGGAAACAGACCCCGATATATCCCACAACGAAAACGGTATGGACGAACTTGTGGCGCGATTTATAGCGTTTCTAAAGGATAAATACGGGGAAGATTACGGGCAGTACTATAATTTAATAATTGAGCAGTGGGGCAGCGTGGAAGCATATCTGTTGTCGCTTGGTGAAAGGCTACCGGAAGAGTACAGAACGGGTTGGGATAAATTCGTCGGCTGGCTGTCGGAATATTCTGCCGTATGGGCACCCGCACTCGCGGTCGCGCTGGTGATAATAGTTGCTTGTATCGGTAAAAAACAGTTCAACAAAATCGTGGAACGCGTGGTGAACGGTAAATTAAGCCCTATAGTCCAGGAACTCAACTTACAGTCCGACGCAACGGTGTCCATAATGCGTGCGCAACGCGCGTTAATGGGCAATAGCGAAAGGTTTGCAAAGGAAGTGCAAGAGCTTGAACAGAGCGAAAAGGAGCTTAAAAATGAGTAAATATAAAACTTACGCCAAAGAAAAACGCGTTTATTTCGCGCTGTCGCTCGTTGCGTACTTTCTTCCTTTCATTGTTACGGCGGCGTGCTTGTTGCCGTTTATAAAGGCGGCATCGGGCTTTAAAATAGCGTTGGGGCTGGGCGTTGCGGTAATAAACGCTGTGCCGTTTATTGCGGGTGCGTTCAAGTCCTTTTACGCGCATTTCCCAATGCTGAATATCCTTGCGCTGGCGTTTATTGCGCTTGCTGTATTCTTTACTATGGACGTGTTTAAATATTATGCGGATAAGCTGTTATGGATAGAGCTTGCCGCCGCTCTCGGCAGCGTGGTTTCGTGCATATTATGGGGGCAATACCGTAAATACGCAGACTATAACCGAACTATGAAGGCGACCGTTAAGAGCGGTGCGTTTAAGCTAAAGGGGGATAACGAATGATTAAGGATAATAAAGATTGGGAGAGTATACCCGTTGAAGTTATTAAGAAAGTTAAATCCAAAAGTTTTGCGGACCGAATGGATATTTCCATAATTTTAATAATCGCAATACTATTTTTGACAATCGTAACGACTTTTCTCGTGGAATTCGTATTCGACCCGAATTTTAATTGGAGAGAAGTCGGAATAAATACTGTGTTGGTTTCGGCTTGCACGATTGCTATTTACCTGCTTATGCGGCTTTATTCTATGCGTAAGGGGCGCTATACCGACAGTTGGTTAAAAGCGCGTGGTGAATTAACTGCGTTAGGCAGAGAGATGCTTAACGGCAACTATACTCGACTTGTAACCGCTTATTGCCGTGAGTGGGAAGAAAAGCGGCTTAATAACGATATTGAAACCGTGATAGCGCCTGTCGGTATAACACTTGAAGAGTATAAAGAGAAATACGTAAAATACGATAAAAAGGAGCTTGCGGACAAGTTTCCGAATCTTACGCGTTATCAGCTTAAAACGGTTTTGCGCGCAAAGCGTATAAGGCGGCTTAAATTCGACGAACGGTATTTGTACGTGAGTGCAAGCGTGGGGCGGGGACGTTCGCCCAGCGGCGGAATAAAGTCTAAGCGGCTTAATCAAATTATCGTAGCGAGAATAGTGCTTACCACTCTTGCGTTCTCTTTAATTTCCGCGTCGCTTCTGAGAGAGATGATTTTCGATTTTTCATGGTCGTCTGTAGTTAAGTGCCTTATCAAAGTTGCGATAACTTTGTTTTTCGGTGCAATGGGGATGATAGGCGGGTATAACTTTACTACCGTTAAAGAAGTGGACGAGATGAACGCCAAAGCCGACGATATTCGCGAATTCCTTAACTGGTGCAAGGAATGGCAGGAGAAATAAATTCATATTATAAAACGGGACGGGTGAATAAATCAACCGTCCCGTTTTTGCGTTATCGGCAAAAATCATTTTAAAAATCATTTGGGGTGTAATTGGGGTGTAAAATTATTTGTTATATAAAATATCTATATTTTCCGCTTGACAGATATAAAATTACACTTTATAATTGATTTAATTACAACGAATTTTCTTTGGGGCGGGGTGCAATTCCTTATAATCAACTATATTTAGCCGTTTTTTGCTTATTTTTGAGCAAAAAACGGCTTTTTTAGTACTTTTTACTGTTTTAAACTGCTCAAAATTCGATGATTTGGGGTGTAAATTGGGGTGTGAAATCAATAATCGAACTTTTGAATTTCCGCAAGCAAATACTCGTCGGATAAATCCGTGTAAGCCGTTGCCAAAGCTCCCGAAGAATGCCCCATAAACTCGTCCCTTGCTGCATCGGCAACGCCGCATTCTCGACAACGTGTATAAAAAGTCGTGCGCAAATCGTATAGTTTATGCCCTTTAACATGTTCATTTAAGTGCGTTCGCATACTTTCCACGTAAGGAAAATCAAGTTCGGTTATACCTTCCAAATATGGTTTTAACATTGGTGAAATTGCAATTCTTTTATACTCGATTTTTTTGTTTTTGCGTTTGCTATTTACGGCAATTATAAAGTTGCCTTTAATTTTAGCAGTTTTATATTCGTTTGGTCGTATGCCGGTGTAAAGCGCAACTGCAAAAGGTATCTGATATCGCGTGCCTTGTAAACCGTCAAGTAAATTCCTTTCTTCCTGCTTGGTAAATGCTTTGCCGTGTTTTCTTTCGTGTTCGCTATGTACTACTATTGCAAGCGGATTTAACGTAATTAGATTGTGAGCAATCGCCATTTTGAAAATACAGTTTAGAAGTTAACGGATTTCATCTGCGGTTTTACCCATACCTTTTGCAACGTATTTGTCCAATAGTGTTTGACAGTCGCTTGCCGTAATTTTCTTTAACGGTTTAGAACCGAAGTGTGGCAGTATATGGTTTTTATATCTGCCTATATCTCCGTTGTACGTTTCCTTTGTAACCTTTTTTATTCTGAAATTTTCAAAGTAATAAGTTGCAAATTCGTGAAAAGTAGCGGGTATTGCTGATTTTGACGCTATTGGAGCAAGATTTTTCGTTGCATCGATAAATAGTTTTTTAGCTATATTGATATCTTTGTTGGATACGGAAATATTATACCCGTTTCTACGGTAACGGATTTCATAATACGCGCCGTCTTTGCCGCTGGGCCGTTTAATTACGTGCGCTACGCAGCCGTTAGCAATAAATTCTTTTTTAAATGTTTTTGACATCATATCAATCTCCTTTTTAGTAAATTCAATAGATGCCGATAACGTTTTTAATGATTGTTGTTGTAATTTGTGGGTACCCGCTTTTTCTATTTCCAAAGCTTTTTCAATTATACCGTTTAATTGGCTTGAAAGTTTGACCATTTCTCCGCGGTCTTTTGCAGTTAAAATTAAAGTGGAAATAGTAATAAGTTCGTCTGAAAGTTTACCTTGCATAATTATCTCCATTTAACAAAACAAATGTTTGTAATAATTATGCGATATTAAATATGACAAAATATGTCACGATTAAAAAATTTTTTGAAACTTTTTTAAGCCTTCCTAAATAGGGAAGGTTATTTTTTTTGGTTCATAAGAGTAGTAAGCATCTCAATAACGGTATTTAGATATTCTTCTCCTTGCTTTTCAATAATTAAACTGCGCAATTCAAACCATTTAACTTCTTCTTTTGATAGGTTATTGTACGGCGAAGTAAAAGTCACGCCCGCCGCTTTATCTTCGTCCGTCCATTCGAGAGATGGCGTGTTAAGACCAAGAGCCTTTTCAATGGCTTGTACTGTATCGATGCGGGGAGTTGTAACTTCTTTTCTAAAAACGCCAAGAATAGTTCGTTTTGGAATTCCTGATTTTTCGGAAAGTTCGTCAAAAGTATAACCGAGTTTCTTTTTTCGTTCTTCCCATAATTCAACATTAATCATATTATTGTCTCCTTATTTTATTTCATTGTAAAAAAAAATGCGAAAGAACGCAATAAATTTTTTATAAAATGCTTGACAATTGCGAAAAGTAGCAATATAATAGCATTATTAATTGCTAACGATAGCAATAATTTAAGCGGCAGTAAAAATATTAAAACAAGGAACTGGCTAAAATCAAAAAGCCCCGAACTGAGACAACAATAGACAAAATTGAAACGCCGACAGCTAGCAAAAATAATTAAAAAAATCAATGAAAGGAGATAATGTTTTGACAATAGAAATGTACATAAAAAGCCGTGGTCTAACGACGAGACTTGTAGCGCAGAAAATTGGTGTGTCACGTCAAGCGTTGCAGCAGTATGGAACACGTTTTACGCCTACAGCAAGAACTTTGGATAAAATTGCAAAGGCGATGACTGAACTCGGTGTGGAAACGAAGGTCGTAGACCTTGTAGGAGTTTTATACGATAAGGAGTAAGGCTATGGCAGAAAATAACAAAAGACCTAAACAGGCAGAACAAATAATCGAGTATATGCGTGAATTTGGCAGCATAACGCAATTGCAGGCATTGGCGGATATTGGTTGTTTGCGTTTGGCAAGCCGTATAAGCGAGCTGAAAGGGTATGGATACAAGATTAACCGGCGCATGATTAAAGTTAAGAATCGCTACGGTGAACCGTGTACTGTAGCCGAGTATTCTTTGGCGGAATAGGTGGTGATTATGGTAGTTGAAAAAACGGCGGCATTAACCGCGTTACAAGCACGGGATAAGAGTGTTGAAGAGATAGAGAGCCGAGTAAAGGACGGGCTGTTTAACGCCTATTTAAAGGGCGGAGACAGCGAAGAGTGGCTTGCTTGTTTTTGGAAGAATATAGCGATAACGGAGAGTGAAAGATGTCGGACGAGCTTAAAATTGCAGAATTGACTGAAATTATTTATTCGGATTGCGGCGTAGAAATACGCTATTGCGATTGCCAGACGATAGCGCGAAAACTCGTTGAAAAGGGTTACGAGCCGAAGGGGAACTAAAATGAAACTTTATTTAGAAGACGGGGAAGTTTACTTTGATTATTCGGAAGTGGATATGAAAGCCGCTTTGGATAATGGAACGACGCAGGCGCGCCGCTTTTTATTGGAAACGGAGTGTGGTTGGGATAAAACGCTCAGACCGCAGGTAGTGAGAATGACGCACGACTATCAGGAATGGCAGTCAGAATACGGTAACGCGTGTCGGCAGAGATATTTAGTCGGTAACTGTTATTATACGGCGTTAAACAAATCGCTCGTCGAAGTTTCTGACGAAATAAAGTCTTATATGGACGAATTAGATGAAGAGTGTGCGCGGCTAAAAGAGATTGAGTGGAAAAAAACGGAAGAGCGTGAACGCGCGGAGAAATGGAAAAGTATCTGCAAGAAAGGCTGCAAGGATTGCGAGCACTGTGTGCGACGCGGTGACGATTTTATTTGCCGAGACAGCGGTGTTGACTTGGAAACGAAGAACGTGCCGCGCTTTAAAAACGGAGTATATCAATTATTTAATTACGAACCGTTCCCTACGGGCGGCTGTAAATACGAATACGAACAAGGAGATAACTAAATGAACATTTATGAAAGTCTGACAGCCATACAGGCGGACGTGGATTTTATCGGCAAGGACAAGCAGACGCAAAGCGGCAGTAGATTTATGTATCGCGGGGTTGACCAGGTACTCAATACGCTGCATCCGCTATTTGCTAAACATAAAGTCTTTGCCGTGCCGGAAGTGCTTGAGATTTTGAGCAGGGAAGAGCGCGCGACTAATAACGGAAACAAAGTGCTATACGAAGTATTGAAAATCAAGTACACGTTTTATGCGGAAGACGGGACAAGTTTGAGTGCGATAGTCGTCGGTGAAGCAATGGACAGCGGCGACAAGGTAAGTAACAAGTGTATGAGCGTGGCGTATAAGTACGCTTGCTTTCAGATACTTTCTATACCTACGGAAGAAACTACGCAAGACCCGGACGACAGGAACGATACTTTAAAATCCGAACGCCCGCCAAAAAAGACCGAAACTGAACAAGTCGGCTCTGTTCGGAAAACTGAACCAAACCAAGCGGACGGGTTTAAACCCGAAGATTACAAGTGTGCGGTGTGCGGAAAGGTTATAGAAAAAAAACTATTCGACCAGACGCTGAAAGCTTACGGTATGCCGCTGTGTTCGGCAGATTGTAAAAAGACACTCGTCAAAGCGGGTGAAATATTAAACGCATAAAGGAGAAAGTATGAACAAAGTATTTTTAATAGGCAATTTAACGCGCGACCCCGAGTTGACCGAAACTTCGGGCGGAACAAAGGTTTGCCGTTTCTCAATAGCGGTAAGTCGTAATTATACCGGAGCCGACGGCGAACGGCAGACCGACTTTTTTAACTGCGTTGCATGGCGCGGACTTGCGGAAACGGTTGCAAGATATACGCATAAAGGCGATAAAGTCGCCGTAAGTGGCAGTATCGAACTTAAAAACTACGAAGATAGCAAAGGCGTTAAAAGAACGGCAGTTGATATAAACGTCGGCGACGTAGAATTTTTTACACAAAAGCAAAGAGATAACGCGGACAAGCCGTCAAGCAACGGTAATAGGTCGGCAAGACCACAGTTACAAGAGTTTGACGATGACAGCGATATACCGTTTTAAGGAGTAAATATGGCAAGACCGCAAAAAATCAAGTTGGATTATTTTCCGCTTGACTGCGGTTTCTTCCAAGATGAAAGGATAATAGCTCTTCGGAGAGAACACGGAGCGTTAGGTATCGTTACCTATATTTTTTTGCTTACGAAAGTCTACGACAACGGATATTACTTAAAAATTCCGAATATAGAGAGTTTTGCGCAGACGATAGCAGAAAATATAACGAGTAATCGAGAGCCAACTGCGAAGGTTGCGGCACACGTCGTCA